TAAGGTTGGTTACCAAGAGTGGCCCATCCAAGACTTGACGAGCCCTTGAAGCCCCGGTAGGGTGTGTAAAACATCAAAATGACTTGTGATTTAGGGTGGTGACATTTTAGCTTTGAAAAAGTCTATGAGGTCCTTGTGGCCTTCTCTCGCCGCACCACGCATCCCCCCGTCCCAGTCTGAAGCTCCCTTGGAAATGAAAAAGTCGACAAGATCCTTGTGGCCTCCTTGGGCCGCATCCCACATCCCCTCATCCCATTCCGAAGCTCCCTTGGAAATGAAAAACTCAACAAGGTCCTTATGGCCTCCTTTTGCGGCTTCACCGAGTCCTTCATTGACCTTGTCTTTCTCCGCCGCAAGCTTAGCCGCTTCCCTTGAACCGTGGAAAATAGCAATCCTTAGACTTGGCCAGTCTGCCTTGCCAAGGAAATTCTTGTAAGGTTGGTTACCAAGAGTGGCCCATCCAAGACTTGATGACCCCTTGAAGCCTCGGTAGGGCGTGTAAAACATAATTGTGAGGATTATTGAGACATTTTAGCTTTAAAGAAATCGACAAGGTGGGTGTATCTGATGTAATTCTCTAAGATGCCCTCGAAAAATCTCTTGTAGATCCATTTATTGAGAAGAGATGGGATAATAGTACACTAAAATTAATCACACGACCTAAAAGGGCAGAAAGGCGGATTGGCCAAGAATCTTGTCGAGATCACCTTGGGACCATTCAGTTTTTGTGCCGCCCGAGTAGGGAAGAGCATATCCTTTGGAAAGAAGAACGGAATTTGCCGACTGGCCACAGCCACATCGTCCGGGATAAATAGTTGCAAGAAGCCGGCCGTACTTGTCTAGACCTTGAGCGACACACTTTACTCGTTTGCCATCCCACCTCATCCTACAGTAGTCCCTCACCTTGATCCCTGCCTCCTTGTGCCGTCCTTCAGTGTGCCTCAGTTCGGGGGTGTCAATGGCGGCAAGGCGGACAGTGAAGGTAGAGGATTTTCCATTGACCTTGATGATGATGTGCCAGGTGTCTCCATCGTAAATCCTGGTGACGCGACCCAAGTAGGTGCCTTCTATGGTGAAACGTGGTGCCTGGCGAGGTAGACAAAGGGAGGCGATACAACCCATTATAAGATTAACAGAGTTTATCCTGAAGCTGCCTGTTTTGAAAAAAAGCCAACCAACGCTTTCTAGAGAAATCAATTTATTCCTTCTTTCCAATCAGTGAAGTATAAGTCCTGTAGAGGGCGTCGGGTGTGACAGAAACCGTGTCAATGCCTTGTTCAACCAGAAACGCCGCAAAATCAGGAAAATCCGACGGTCCCTGCCCGCAAATACCAATCTTGATCCCAGCGGCTTTGGCCCCAGAGATGGCCTTGGTCAACATGGACTTGACTGCCGGATTCCTTTCGTCGTAAAGGTGGGCGACAAGCTCCGAGTCCCGATCGAGCCCAAGGGTCAATTGGGTCAAGTCGTTGGACCCGATAGAAAACCCGTCCACAAGGCTTGCAAATTCCTCCACCAAGACAACATTGGATGGAACTTCACACATCAAGTAGACCTCAAGACCGTTTCCACCCCTCACCAAGCCATTGGCTTCCATGGTGGCAAAGACCTTTTCCATCTCTTGCGGCGTGCGACAAAAGGGCACCATGACCTTGACATTGGTCAAGCCCATCTCCTCCCTCACCTTTTTGATGGCTCGACACTCGAGGCCAAACGCCGGTGCATAGGCCGTAGAGTAGTAACGCGACGCGCCCCGCCACCCAATCATTGGGTTCTCCTCGTGGGGTTCATAGGTGTCTCCGCCGAGCAGGGCTCGGTACTCGTTGGATTTGAAATCTGAAAAACGCACAATGATTGGACGGGGGTAAAAGGCCGCAGCGAGGCGTGCCACACCCGAGGCCAAACGTTCCACAAAGTAGGTTCCCCCAGAGGGGTAGCCACGAATCTTGGCCAGCACCCTTTCATCCATATCTTCTTCTGGTGCCAAGAGGGCCAGGGGGTGGACCCCGATGAAATGGTTAATGATGAATTCAAGACGTGCCAAGCCAATCCCTTGGGAGGGCAAGAGGGATGCCGCGAGGGCATGGACCGGATTTCCCACATTCAAAAGGAGGGGAACTGGAGACGCCTCGACATCCACCTCGGACCATTCGAGAACCTCCACCCGGTGATCCACATGGCCCTCGTAGATCTGGCCCTCTTCTCCCTCACAACACACCAAGGTCACCTCTTGCCCATCTTTGAGAAGCTCCAAAGCATGCTCGGTGCCCACAATGGCCGGGATCCCAAGCTCACGCGCAACAATTGCCGAATGACAACAACGCGCACCCTTGGACGTCACAATCCCTGCCGATTTGGCCATTAGAGGTTCCCAATCGGGGTCGGTAGACTCGGTGACAAGGATGCATCCTTTAGGAAACGCGGCGGGTTCGTCTCCATAACGGTTGTCAAGGGACGACATGAGATGGACCTTTCCACACGCCACTCCGTTGCCAATGGCAATTCCTCTTGCGAGGACGGGAGGTCTCTCCTTGGCCAAGATGTAACGTTTTTCATTGGGTAGGGAAGTGGCGCTGTGGATGGAATGGACCGTCTCGGGACGTGCTTGGACAATAAAGAGAGTTTGGCTCAGTCCGTCGATTCCCCACTCGACGTCAACTCCGAACCCGTAGTAGGCCTCTATGGCCATGACAGCCTTGGCCAAGGTCCGAAGGTTGGCATCACTGATGGACCATTTGGCTTGGTCTTTTGCCGCTACGGGAATGCGGACGGTCGGCTCAGTGACATTTCCATAGACGAGACGGTGGGTTTTCCGGCCAAGTTTCTTGTCAATGATGGGCAGGCGGTCTGACTTGTAGATGAGGAATTCATCTGGCGTGATTTGGCCAGAGACGAGGAGCTCACCAAGGCCCCAAGTGGAATTGACGGTGATGAAGCCTGGGTGGCCCGTCTCGGGGTCCACCGAAAAGGCAACACCTGCCGCACCCAAATCAGACCGTACCATTTTTTGGACAAGGACTGCAAGGGCAAGTGACTGGACGCCTCCTGACCCCATCTTGGTTCGGTAAGAAATGGCACGGTCGGTAAAGAGGGAAGCAAAGCATTTTTGCACGGCATTGAGCACCATGTTGTCTCCCCTGACGTTGAGGTAGGTGTCTTGTTGGCCCGCAAACGACGCCTCGGCGGTGTCTTCTGCTGTTGCCGATGACCGCACCGCCACATCCGTCGCCTTTTGAGGTTTACCATCGGCGTCCATGTAGAGCAAAGACAGACGGCGATAGGCCTCTGTGATTTCCTCCTCGAGGACCTTGGGCATTTCTCCATTGACAATTGCGGTACGTATGGCCAGACCTGCCCGCCTCAGGGATGCCAAGTCATCCTCCTTGACCTTGGCGAGCTGGGTCCCAATCAGGGCATTGAGACCATTTTCCTCCATAAAGAGGCGAAAGGCGGCAGTGGAAACCGTAAAGCCGTCAGGGATGGGAAGATCCTTCAAGCCGTGTATCATCTTGGCAAGAGACGCCGATTTTCCACCGACCGTGTCGACCATTGACCCCTCAAAGGAATGGAGAGGGATGATGTAAGACGTCATTTTATTCCTACGCGCCTTTTTGGCAAGTCATGATTGAAAGCTTCTAAAAAAAAAATAAGAATAAGAATAAACCTTTTATCTCTTGCCGATGATAAACCTTTTATCTCTTGCCGATGCCATGACAGTTGTTGAACCACCAGTCAAGTGTGAGACCAATACATCAGGTCCGGACATGATTAACCTCTACTTGACTGTAGATCCTGCCGGTCCGGTCAGTCTAGTGGGCCAGAATGCATCTGGAGGTCTAAGGGTCACCAATGTCCTTGACATTTCACAAAACTTACAGAACCATGGTTGGTTCCATCCTAAGCTGACACCCAAGTCCTTGGCCAAACCTCTTCCTTTTATGGATACACCCGCCTCGGTCATCTGTACGGGCAGTTCAGTTTCTCTTCGCACAGTCTTTGGTCCAGGCCAGGAACTTTCAGCTGGGTGGGTTTTTAAGGATGACCACTATGTCGGAAAACCATTCACTTCTCTTGTGAGGCAGGCTGGTTGGGCACGTTGTGAAGATTTCAACATTCCCGCCTATGCACTTGCTTCCTGCTGCAAGTCCTCTCCTCCTCAACCATGTCTCCCTTGCCCCCTCCCTACCAGTCTTCCCTCACTTACCATCAAAGACCCGAGCAACATGCAAGTGACCTATCAGGGAGCTCCTGGTCTGCTTCAGGCAAGTGTGACTGCGATTGAATGGAAAGCCCATGAGCCTACCCGTTGGTCCGTAACAGTTGATTTCATCCCGTCTGGATCTAGTGCCAAGTCGGCATCTTTAGCAGTAAGTGAAGGAGACGCTTCTCCAACCAGCAGCTTGTCCACAAAAGACTCGGGAAACCCTAAAGTCATGTACGGGTCTTTTCCTCTAACCTACTATGCAATTTGGAATGGCGTCGACTCGTTTATTCTTGCCCATAGCTGGTCTTCCAAGCAAACCTTTGCAACCTCTGCCAGCCCATCCAAGATCAAAGCCTTGTTGGACAAGGTTGCTGAAGCAAGGGCTCTTCCTGCACACTATGTACCATCTTCGTCTTCCCCTGGCAGCAACACCAAATGCTCTTGGTCAGACCCCAAGCTTGTTGGATTTATGGTGGCAGCTGGAGTGTTGCTCCTGCTCATCATTGTTCTGATCATCTTGTTGGTCAAGGCAAAAGCAAAGACTCATTAGATTTTGTGCAGCAAAAACTCAATAAATTTTTTCATAATTTTTTTTTTATTTACCCCTTTACTGGGTTGTTACCATGTGCTCTTGGACCGTGGAGAGGAGAAGGCCCACTGCATTCTCCTTTCCGTGGAAGTGGTAGGGGGTACCGTCGGGGTTGATCCACTGGAAGCGCATGGTGGACAACTTTTGGACACCTACATACTGAATCTCAAAGAGACGGTCGTGGAGGTCAACAATGCCATAGGGTGCACGTGCTCCAATCAAAATGTGGGCCAAGGCATTGATCTGCGAGCCATTCACGAGGCCGGGTGCTCGAGCAGACTCATCAATCAATTCACCACGACGGCGACGGACAGGGTCTGTCGGCCGCTGATCGGTGGTCGTCTTGGTTGTTTGGAGACCAATCGTGTTGCCGTCGCCGTCTTTTGCATTCAAGGTGACAATCAGGTAGACATCCTTGAAGGGGAAGAGGGTCACTACGTGGGGACAATTAAAGGTGGAAACGTCCGAGAGGACCAAGCCCTGGGTCACCATCGGAAAGGCCATTGTCGAGACGAGGACGTGAGCATCCTTGGGGACGGAGGGGTTGGCAAAGGCGTCTGTTCCAAAGACGTAGGTTGTGTCCTTGTAGGCCGAGTCTGCGGCGGCCAATGGGTAGTTGGACGTAAACACATAGTAGACTGGATCAACTCCAACCACTTGGCGCTGAATGCAGTTTGACACATTCCACGAACAATTCCAAGACCACATGTTGGGTGAGGAAAAGTTTACCACCATCTTGCGTCCCACCAAGGCTTGACCAAGGTCTGAAATGATGGAAGAATTACGGGTGCCTCCAAAGGACACACGGAGTTGGGTAGGAGCAAGAGCACCCTTGGCACCCGATCCAGCGGGGGCACCGGGCGGCACATCATAGCCACGGTAAAAACTTACCTCGTCATCCAGAGACTTGGACGGCAACACGACACACGAGATGAGGTCATCCGGTGTGAAACGGACATCGGGGTCGGTGGCCAACACACTCAATACGTTCTCACGCAAAACAACCGCAGCTTCGGTACACTCCACCATGGCAGGGCACTCGACAGAATCAATGAGTGCATTTCCTTCTGGAATCAAGGAGAGATAGAGGTGTTGGCCAGCAACGGCTCCGTGGGCAATGGGGAGAGCAAGGACAAGCACCTGGCAGTCGGGGTCGTCCGTCACGGAGGTGACACACGCGAGCTCGGGTGCAAAAGGTTCAGCTGTGATGGAGAGACGGCGGAGGTAGTCGTCATAACGGACGCGGTAGTGTTGGACGGCAGGCACAAAGGTTGTAAAGTCGTACTGGACAATGGTGGGGTAGGCGGGCGGGTAGTTGACGGGATAGTAGGCCGTCTTTCCACGGTAGTTTTGGGCCTTGTAGCCAAGACGGCGTGGGTCAAGACTCATAAGGGTCGAGTCGCCAAAGGGGAGGGCAAAGGGGAGTGCCCGATCGCCGGCACCGTCAAAGTGGAACCGCATGCCAAGCCAAATGAAGCCATCAAAGATGGGCGTCATCAGGATGGGCATTCCATAGTCACTTGTCATGACCGAATTGAAAATATTGGCAATCTCAAACGGAGTGTACCTCCCGGGACAGTAGCGAACCGTGTAGTCGGACCCTCCAAAATTCACGGAGACGACGAAGGGTTGGGGGTTGGAAATGTTGGGTTGGGTTCCTTGAACTCCAAACCACGTCCCATTCATCGCTTCTTCAATGCCCGCTGCGAGGGCACCTCCCGTCAAGTAGTGGCCCGGTTCAACCCGTGTCCCCGAAAAGGGCGACGTCCTCACACGGCCCTGGGCAGGGACTTTACGGACGGTGGACCCGTTGAAGGACGGCAGCTGGAAGGGCACCTTGAAGCCCATGTACTGAAAGATGGGCCCGTAAATCACTGGCATGTCTTCCTGCGGAATGGCCAAAACCTCTGGGGACACGGGAGAGGTCAGTTGGTACTGGATGTAAAAACGGTCATCAATCGGGTCCCATGAAATGACGTATTGGAAGCCATGGTAGTTGGTTGTGGCCCGGACATCATCTGGGTCAAAGCGGTGCTTGCGGTAGGTTATGGCAAGGTTGAGTAGGTTCGTGGCCACCTGGGCGAGGGCCGATGGGTCCGCAAAGGGCGTCGCAATGAGGTAGCCAAGACCACCCACCTCAGTGTTCAAGCAATCCGAGTCGATGATGGGGTTGAGCTCCGCGAGGGCCGACGAGATGGAGGAGGGCAATTGGCCACGGAATTCATGCTGGATGGTGTTTTCAATGGTGCGCCCATCAAGTTCGTTGGACCGGTGTTTGGCCGTCACGGGGGAGACGCGGACCCCCGCCGACTTGGCAAGGGGCTGTTGGCCATTGCGGTTGAAACGGGTGGCTCCAATAAAGAGATTCGTAGAGTAATAGTCTTGCATGTAGTTGATGTCTGACCCAAAGGGCTCGGCCGTGCGGAAGCGGTACATGTTGGTGGCTTCATCCTCTACAATGATGGTCTCAATGGCGTTAAAGGTAAGGGGCAAAATGCCCTTTTGCTCCAAGTAGTAGGAGTCGGGGTCCTCCAAATCTTTGTAGCGGACGATAATGTCACGAAAGAAGGACGTGGGCACAATGCCTTCGTTAAAGTCAATGTGATTCCAGTCATCTTCAATCGTATACTGTCCCGCTGGGAACACAATGTCTGACAAGGAAATCATACCAATCTGGAGATTGTTGAGGGTCTCCTTGTCAATGTCAACCGTGTAGTCGGCATTGGACTTGGAATCAGGCGTCTTGTTCGAAGAGTGGAAAATCATCTTCATAAATTTCAAAGTCTTGGTTCCAGCAAATTGATCAGCAAAGGGAGAAGGGGTTGCTGGAGGAATAGAAGAGCCGGTAGGAGAGACATAAGAGGTTGGCTTGTGGCCACTCATTCCGGTATGTGAGGTGGGCATGTAGGGCGGTCCCCCGGAGGGGCGTCCATAGAGCATAGCCTCTTGGATGGCTTGACGGTTATGGCGTGCCTGGTCTGGCGAGACACCCAATTGACGTGACTGCATTTATTTCAATCTAGGTTTTTATTAAGCCTTGATGGACAAAACGTGTCCAATCAAAAATTTATTTAGACGGGTCCCGGCTGGTAGGAGGGACGGAGAGAAATGTTGAGGTGGGCGTCTCCACGCCACGGGGTCTCGAGGGCATGCGGCCCGCAAAAGGTGTCGTGGTAGGAAGGCACCGTTTTGGAAGCGGCCTTGGCGGCAGTCATGCGGGGAGGGGCAGGGCGGGTCGATGCCGGGTCATTGTCGAGGCCAAAATCCACGGCACGCCAAATCTTCTTGGAGACGGGCACCACAGTGTCTGACGGACAATTCAGGTGGCACGGGCCGTTGGTTTGGTACATCCCAGACGAGGTCGAGGGAACACACCCATTGTATTCGTCACAAATGTAAGACGCAACAGTGGACTGACGAGAGCGAGACATTTTTATTGAAACAAGGATATTTAAATTGGTGGTCGGTCTTGGCCCCTTCCATCTGTAGAGATTCAATTTTCAGAAAACTTCTTGGGGGGTCTATACTGAGGTTGGGTTCAGGCGGGAAGATCGTCGAAGGGGTGTGGAAGGGGTTGTACTTAAAGAACGGCGACGGCGTCGTGGCTTGGATGGTAAAATGGGAGGTGGTGATGGGGAAGGTGGTGGTGGTGAGAGTGGCGATGGAGGATCTTGTGATGGAGGATCTGACGAAGAGGGAGGTGGCAATGCTTCTATCTCCTCGACGACAATAGGAGGTTCCTCCTCGGCCACCGGTCCCACTTGACTCGCTCCAACTTCTTCGGTCTGATCTTGTTTTTCCTTCAATGTGCCAATCGCCTGATTTGATTTCTTAGAGCCTAGCTCAAGAATTTGAATCAAGGAGGCAAGAGGCATGTCACCCTCCCTCACCTTTTCAATCTCGCTTCTTGGAATCACACAAAATGCAGCAAGATCACCCGGGTGCACCTTTCCACCCTCCCAGGGTTGGACAGAGAAATGTTCTAAATCCTCTTCAGTTGTCCCTGGGAAAAAGATCCTTTCATGGACGTCCACGGCCTTGCGAAGCATGGATGCCGAAAGGTTTGTCAAGACCGCCTCTCCATTCAAGACGACAAGGTGGCTAGGGTCTCCCTTTTGATTGGCATCCCATGAGGCGACAGCCGCCTCGAGACCCTTGGCCTCCTGGTAGACTAGACGGAAAAACCAACCGTCACGGGTTGCGAGTTCAAGCAAAAGGTCAAAGATTCGAATGAGGGCTGGAGTGGCGGAGCCGAGAGATTTACCACTTCCAAGAGCATGGACGGTGGGGGAAGATCCTTGAAAAACAAAATGAAGAAAGGGCATAATTTTTATTGACTAAGCAAAGCTTAAAGTGGAGGGCATCAACGAAAAGAAAAAGCGTCTCTAAACTCGTTCGCGTTGTAGGCAAACGCTTTACTCGGCAACCTCGTCAGGGAGGTTGTCCATGTCGCACAATTCGCCGAGGGCGGCCAAGAGAGCCTCGTTGCCAGACTTGCCAATGGCCGCGCCCTGGGTGACGGTGTACTCACTGGACAGGATGGGCTGCTCAACGGTGTTGGTGAAACCTTGAAGACGGCGACGCTTCACGTCGAGGCAGGCCTTGGGACGGTTGCAGCACGAGCGGTAGGTGTCTGCTGGGTTCTGGCATGTGGAGAAAGAGAAGCCGAGTGGGGTAAAGGTCCCAGCGGGCTTAGGCTGGAAGCTGCAAGTGCACGAGTTGAGTTGGTACTGGGTACCGCCGGGGTTGGTGATAGAGGTTGCACCACAAGAGAGAGGAGCCTTGGTCGACATTTATTAATAGGCGAGAGGAAAAATTTTTACAGCCTCGGTTGGATGACTCGGTTGGGGTCTGATGATGATATGCAGATTTCTTTCATGGATGATCGGGCGGTTTATTCAAACGATCCTTCTCAAATGACAGTGAAGGGCCGACCTCTTCTTGGGGACCAAGGTATAAAATTAATCGGACTTGCCTCCGATGTAGTCGCGGGCAGGGACGGCCGCTGGAGGGTGGGCCGTCTTGGAGGCATTCACAGTTGCCAGAGCGCTTGCCGTTTCGGCCGCTGCCTTGTCACTGGCATGGTTCCGCTTAAAGTGGATGACCAGCAACACAATGACCACAATGATGAGTGCAATCATCAGACCAAAGAATGCCCACATGAGCGCCTTGGTGAGGACGGTGCCCGAGCCCACAAGGACGGTGCCTCCAGAAATCCCAACGGTGAAAAGAATGTCTTGGGAATCAAGATTCATGCCATTCTTTGATCCATCGCCCTTTTGTCTAGTGATGAGAAGAACCAAGTTCTTGTCAACATCCAAGTCCTTTGTCTTGTTGGTCTTGACAGTGGCAAGAGGTGTGGATGACTTGAGGGTCACTGTAGGTGGTGTTTCTTCTTCGGTAGCCGTGTAGGTTACCTTTGACACCTCGTAAACATACAGGGATCCAGACGTCTGATTCTCAACTTTTACGTGGGGCATACTTTTTATTTTAATCGAAGGAAATTGTCTCGCAAGTGGTTTAGAATTCTGGATTAGAGGCGTGTGCAACCAAACAGGCAGGTGGGAATTTTGGAAAAAATCAAAACCAAGGTTAATTTTGTTTGGGAAATGAAATTTCAATCCAGATTCCCACCTGCCTGTTTGGTTGCACACG